GAAACCTTGGCGTCGAGAAGGTTGATGACCTCTTCCTCGCCGTTGTTCTGCGCCTCTTCGAGGCCCGAGATGGCCATCGTGGCGAACAGCTGACGCCACGGGAACTGCGCCGACGTGATGCCTTCCTGAGGCACGATCGAGATGGCGTCCCATTCGCCGTACGAGCCGGTTTGGCCCTCGGCGTAGATCAGCGGCTCGTTGATGTTGACGCCACCGGAGAGCTTGCGCACCCGGTTCTTCTCCGACAACCACCACAGGAGCACACGGCTCTTGAAGATGTTGTCGGTGAGCGTCTTGCGGTAGTTGTCGAGGGTGGTGGACAGGAGGCTGTCAAACTTGACGTTGCCAACGGCCATGAGGGTTTCTCCTACGTGTAGCCGAGCTTCTGCTTGGCCTGTTGGTAGGCCTCAGCGATGCTCGATGCGGAACCGGTCTGGGTTGGCTCCTGCACGCCGCTGGCGCTTCCACCGATCTGCGCCGTCAACCCCGCCTTGGCTGCCGTGCGTTGCGCATCGCTGGCCTGGCGTCGGCGTTCCGCCTCCGCTTGTGCCTGTTGCTGCTGGAACATCCGGTCGAACATCAACTCTTTGTGGATGTTCGCCAGGTCCATACGCCCGGTCTGCATGGCGTGGTGGACGACCGCATTGGGGTCGAAGTCGTCACCGAACTGCTGCTGGAGCACCCGCAGCGCCACGTGAAGGTCCTGCTCGGCCTTCCACTCCTCGAAGTTGTTGAGCCGCTGGTCGTACTCCCGGAACTTGGAGTCCTCGGGGTCATCGAGCCATGACGTGTCGTCGCTGTCCTCGGCCGCAGGCTGAGGGGCGATGCCGTACTGATCTTGGAGAAGCCGCAGCGTTGCTTGCGGGTTGTTCTCCAGGGCTCGTTGCAGCGTCTGGGCGTACTGCAGCTCACGCTGCTGTTCGGCCAGGGCTTGTGTCTTCTGGGTGTAGTCGGCTTGGCGGGAGTAGCCCGCCAAGGCTTCGGACAGGGGAACCTCGATGTCCTCGCCGTCGACCCGTACCCGGACGTGGTGTCCGGCGTAGTCGTCAACGGGGAGATACTCGGGTGGTGCTGACGGGGGTGCCTCGGTCCCGGCGTCTTGTCCGCCACCGGGTTCACCGGTGTCGGGGGCGCTTCCCTCGGCTACGCCACCTTCGGCGGCGTTGTAATCGTCTGACATGTGGTGAGTCCTCCATCGGGTTGCTCACCAATGCCGCAAAGTTGTCCCCTGTCCGATGAATCGTCCCGATTCACTGGGGCGGGGGCATCGGGGCCTGCGGGGCGGGCATCGTGGTCTGCTGTTGCTCCTGCTCGGCCTGGTGCTGGGCCACGACCTGCTGCGCCAGCTCGGGGGGAATCTCCCCGGCATCGACGGCCGCCTTGAGGGCTTCGGGCGGCAGCTGCATGAGCTGGGCCATGACCTCGGGCGGGATCGGCCCGGTCGGTGGGGCGGCACCACCGGCGGCGACGGCACCACCGCCGGGCGGCGCGGGCGCCGGTCCCGGCGGTGGGGCACCTTGCGGCGCCCCCCCACCTTCGGGCGCGGGCTGTCCCTCCGGTGGAGGTGCCTGGCCTTCGGCACCGGGCGGTGGTGCGCCTTGCTGCATGGGCGGCTGGGCCATGAACGCTGACGGGTCCTTCACGCCGAAGCCGAACTGCAGCACGTACTCCGCGATCGCCGCCGGGTTGACGACACCGGCCTGGGCGAACGGGGCCATCGCGTCGACCATCTGCATCGCGGCTTGGCGGCGGAACGTCTCGTTCTGCGGCTGCGTCGACCCGGCCTCAACCTCGTAGTCGAACTGGCCCTGGATGTAGTCGGCGTCGTAGGTGAGCCACAGCGGGGCACCGTTCTGGCCGACGATACGCACGACCTGCTCGCCGGTCATGTACTGCTGCATCAACTGGATCAGGCGTTCACCGAGGCGTCCGAGGAACAGCTCGACCTTGGCCAGCTTGTCGGCCGAGCGGGACTGTTGGGCGTCCTGCAACATGGCGGCTTCGGTGGCGGTGCGGCGGGTCTCGGGCATCTGGCCGCGCATGTAGTCCGACACGCCTGACACCTTGTCGATGTCGTCCTCGATGATCTGGGACATCTGGTAGAAGTCGGGGGCGATGCCGATCGACGGCATGGCGATGATCGAACGGTTGATGTCCTCACCGGCGTTGACGGGGACCATCGTGTTGTCCTCGTCGGACTCCAACATCTCGATGGCGCCCTGGTCGAACGCCGACTCCAGGTACAGGTACTTGCGGGCGTTGCGCTTGCGGTGGTTGATCATCTGCGAGCGGGTCTCGTTCAGCTCCAGCTGCAGCGTCTCGATCGATTCCAGCTCACCCATCGGGTAGAACTCGTCGGGGATGTTGTAGTTCTCGATCAGCAGGAACGGCTGGCCGAAGCTGTACGGCCACTCCTCGGGCGGGATCAGGAACCCTTCGGTGGCGTTCAACGCGAAGACGCTGTACTGCTCCTTGCGGATGTCCCAGAACTCGACGATGTCGACGAAGCCCAGCTCCTTGGCTTCGAGGCGCCGTTCGGGCGGTGGGTCGGTGTCGTCGTCGTCGAAGGCGTTGGTGTTGTCGGGCTGCAGGTTGTTGCGGACCTTGGCGTTCTTGTAGCGCTTGTCGACCCGGGCGTCGGTGACCCGGCGGCGGATGCGCTGAGCGATCCACGCCAGGTTGTCCATCGTGCGGCTGTCGGGGTCGATGAAGATGTCGAACGGCGAGATGCGCTCGGCGAACGGGCGGTCCTCGACGACGTTGTGCATCTCGGACTCGACGTTGCCTTCGACCGGGTCACGGTCCTCGACGCCCTCTTCGCCGTCGGGGTCGTAGCCGTCCTCGGGGTCGTTCGGTTTCGCTTCGGGCTTGTGGGTGAACTTGTAGCCGCACTTCATCCAGCCGTGCCCGAACGTCAACCAGTCGTCGACCGCGAGACGGAACTGGCTCTGGTACTTGTTGGAGCGCCAGATGTAGTTGAGGACTTCCTCGGTGATGATCGCCTGCGGGGCGTGGTCGGGGACCCGGGCGCTGACCGTGAACTTCGGGTTGTTGACGGCCACCGACGGGGCGATGACGTTCTTCGTGGCGAACGCCATGTTGATGATGAGCCGGTCGGTCTGGCTGGCGGTCTGGTTGTGGTGGCCCCGGTAGAGGTCCCGCATCCGCCGCCACAGGTCGTCGTACCCGGCCGAGTCACGCCACTTGCGGGACCGCTTCACCCTGGAGACGTAGGTCTGCACCAGGTCCTGATGGCGGGGAGGAGCCATCTCAGGCGTCCGCCTTCGCCACATCGCCAGAGGCGACGTGGTCAGCGTTTACGTGTTCGGCGAGGAACTCGCGCTCGGTGGTATGGAACGCGTCCCTGCCATAGAACGCTCCACCGACGAAGTTGAAGCCGATGCCACGCACATGGCAGCGGAAGCATTCGCCATCGTCCCGGATCGGAGCTGTCGTGGTACCGCATCGCTCACAGGCCTTCACACATGGTGCTCAATCTGTCCCCTTCGGGGACCACAGTCTTCGACCGTGGGTCCCCCGCCACGGCCGCAGGCTGTGGGGGCAGGTTCAGCGATGGACGTCAGTCCTGAGCTGAAACTGCCCTATGACGGTGTGGTTGCGTTGCTTCGGCTCGTGGTACAAGCGGCGTTCCAGCCAGCCCATCGTCCCCGGCCCGGGCTCGTGATCGACCCGGTACTCGGGCAGCCAGGCGTACTTGAGCATCTGGCACGAGATGGCGAACGCCATCACCCGGTCGTCGAACGGGGAGCCGTGCATCCGGCCGTTGCCTTCCCGCACGAACGTCTTCAACTCCTGGATCGTGTCGGCGCAGGGCACGGTGATGCCGCCGTCACGGATCTCTTTGTTCAGCTCGTCGATGGCCAAGGCCTTCGACGAGAGAGTGGTGCGCCAGCCGAGCATCTCGGTCTTCGGCTCGAACCGCTGCAGATGGCGGTGCTGGCGGTACATGTTGCGGTACCCGGCCTTCTGCAGCGCCTTGCAGGTGGTGAGGCCGTGGTTGTTGGACTCGACCCCGACGAGGGCCGTGTTGTACCAGAGGCCCAGCTCGCCGAGGATGTCGGTGCCGAACAGGTCGGCGTCCACACGAGCGTGGTACATGGCCACGGTCTCGCGGGTGCTGGCGTTGAGGACGAAGCAGCAGCTGTAGTCGCCGTGCTCCAAGCCTTCGGCGACGTCGGCGCCGATGACGTAGACGGCCTTCTCCTGGGGGAACTCCCAGATGCGCAGGGCGCCGCCGTCGTTGACGAACTCCCGTGGTCGGTCGGCCGGTTTCCACACGTACCCGCGAGCCCTGGGCTCCTGGGGCACGATGGCCCGGAGGGCATCCACGTCGAAGACGGGGTTGCCTGACCGAAGAAACGCCTCCTCTGGGTTCGACGGGTATTCCTGAGCCAACTGCCAGGGCGGAAGCTCAGCTTTCTTGGCCTCGTACCAGGCCAGGTCGCGGTCACCCGCCGACCACGGGAAGAAGATGTGGGCGTACCGGTTGGAGCCCTGCTCGGCGCCGACCCACAGGTGGTGGAGCAGGTTGCCTTCACCGTTGGCAGTACCCAAGAAGATGATGCGTCCGCCGACGTCGGCGATCGGCTCGATGGCGGCGTACGCCTCTTCGGAGTTGGGGAGGAAGCCGATCTCGTCGACGACCACGAGGAACACGGATTCGCCACGGCCGGGGTCGCTGGCTGATGGCAGCGACTCGATACCCGACTCGTTCGACCATGTCAGCTTGGACTGGGTGTTCTCCAGGCGCATCGGGCCGCGCATCTTCATCCACTCGGGCAGGAACCGGTACCCGTACTTGGCTTTCTGCAGCAGCTTGGCCGACTCGCGTTCGGTCTTGGAGATCATGATGACGGCACGGTCGGGGTAGAAGAACGTGAGCCAGAAGCAGTACGTCGCGATGAGCGTGGAGAACCCGATCTGCCGCGCCTTCAACACGACGACGTAGCGCTCGTGCAACCACGTGTCCACCGTCTCGATCTGAGCGTCGCGCAGGTCGAGCAGGATCTTGCCTCGCTCGGGGTGACGGATGCACCAGAAGTTGACGCAGAAGTAGCGGAACGCTTCGAGCAGCTTGTCGGGACCGACGTCCCAACGTGGGCAGCAGCGACGCCATTGCTTCTCTAACAGCAGCTCGTCGAAGTTGTCGGGCAGATCACTCAACGCCGACCTCGCCCGCGTTGCGCTCCTGGCGCAGCTGCGCTGCGCCTTGAGCGAGCAGTTCATCGAGCTGTTCATCGGACAGCTCGTGGGGTTTCGACACGGTGATCTCGATCGGCGCGGGCTTGATCGAGTTGGTGGCCTCCAGGTACAGCTTGGCTGCCTGCACCTGGGCCTTGTTGCCCGAGTCGATGGCGGCCCGGTACAGCTCGTCGAGGACGTTCTGGACCCGGTCAGGGTCACCGACGACGTTCTTCGCTTCCCGTTCCCATGCTTCCCGGAACACCGGGTCTGACATCCAGTCCCGGATCGAGCGGGGGTGGACGTTGAGTTCGGTGGCCAGCCTCTCCTGGCTGGACGGCGAACGTTCGGCGCGTGGGGTCGTCAACCATTGCATCAGACGCAACTTGCGGGGGTCGTCGGACCACAGCGATCGGGTGCGTGGCATACAAGAAGTTCAGGTTGTCCCTTCCGCACCCATTGACCCCGCAAGGGCAGGTCGGGGTAACCTCCCGGCCGAGTAGTCCGTGGGAGGGGGGTCCCGTGAAATGTCCCTTCGAGGAAGAGGTTGGTGACGTGCCGTCACCCGAACGATGTCAGCTGTGGGACTCGGCGACCTGTCACTGCCTTGCCGATGTCATCACCCACGGCTTCGGCGGCGTCGACGACCAGAGCAGCCACATCGTGTCGTGGTGGGGGCTGCACGCATCGTT